TTAGGTGATGGAAATTACGGGAATATATATTTCAATAAAACTTTAAACGATTGGAGTAGATTTGATATAACAAAAAGAACTAAATTTGATGCAACTATTAGTTCTGGATTAGCGATTATGGCTTGTAACAAAAATAATTATAGACCTAATGCAATTAAAAATAAACAACCATTGAATTTAAGTTTTAAAAAATATGATAATGATGGTTTTGTTTCAAAAATACAAAATAAATGATAGAAACTAGTTATGGAAGTTCATTTCCGGATCAGGTAGTACCTGATGCAGTTAAAGCGTCTTATGACTATGGATTAAAAGTAGGACAAGCAATAGAAGGTGAATGGTTTAGTGGTACTAGAACAGGAGCTGGAGGATATAGATTTGCTACTAACTACAACAACTTCCATCAATTAAGATTATATGCTAGAGGAGAGCAATCTGTCCAGAAGTACAAAGATGAACTATCTATAAATGGTGACTTATCTTATTTAAATCTAGACTGGACACCTGTACCTATTATTTCTAAATTTGTAGATATTGTAGTTAATGGAATGTCTCAAAAAAATTACGATATTAAAGCTTATGCTCAAGATCCTTCTTCTACTGGAAAAAGATCTGCATATATTCAAGGTTTAATGAAAGATATTTATGCTAGAGAATATATAGCTAAAGCAAAAGCTCAATTAGGTTTAGATGTTTCAACTGGTGGTGGTAAGTCAAATATGCCAACAAATCCAGATGAAGTGTCTGTTTACATGCAGCTAAATTACAAGCAAGGAATTGAAATAGCTCAAGAAGAAGCTATAAACTATGTTTTAGATTACAATAAATACGATTTAGTTAGGCGAAGATTAAATCATGATTTAACAGTATTAGGTATCGCTTGTTCTAAGACTGAGTTTAACTTACAAGAAGGAGTTGGAGTTAGCTATGTTGATCCTGCTAATTTAGTATATTCATACACTGAAGATCCAAACTTTGAAGACTTATGGTATGTAGGTGAAGTTAAAGGATTAAGTATGGCTGAGCTTAAAAAGCAATTTCCAATGCTTACGCCTGAAGAGTTAAAAGAAATAAGTAAGTATCCAGGTAATTCTAATTATAGGAATGACTGGAACGGTAGATATTTTGATGATAAAATACAAGTTATGTATTTTGAGTATAAAACTTACACTAATCAAGTATTTAAAATAAAAGAAACTCCAAATGGTTTAGAAAAAGCTTTAGAAAAAACAGATACTTTTAATCCACCTGAAGAAGTTAACTTTAGTAAAGCATTTAGATCAATAGAAGTGCTATATACCGGAGTTAAAATATTAGGGCATCCTCAATTGCTTAAATGGGAAATGGCTGAAAACATGACTAGGCCAGCTGCTGATACAACTAAAGTAAATATGAATTACAATATATGCGCTCCTAGAATGTATAAGGGACGTATAGATTCATTAGTTAATCGTATAACAGGTTTTGCTGATATGATTCAGTTAACGCATCTTAAATTACAACAGGTGCTATCTAGAGTAGTTCCTGATGGTGTTTATATGGATGTAGATGGTTTAGCTGAGGTAGACTTAGGTAATGGTACTACATATAATCCACAAGAAGCTTTAAATATGTACTTCCAAACAGGTTCTATTGTAGGTAGATCATTTACTCAAGATGGTGACATGAACCCAGGTAAAGTTCCAATACAAGAATTACAGAGTGGTAATGGTGGAGCTAAAATACAAAGTCTTATACAAACTTACCAGTATTATTTACAACTTATTAGAGATGTAACCGGGTTGAATGAAGCTAGAGATGCTAGTAATCCTGATAAAAACTCTTTAGTAGGTCTACAGAAAATAGCTGCAGCTAACTCAAATACAGCAACTAGACATATACTACAGGCAAGTTTATATCTAACACTTAAAAACTGTGAAAATATATCACTAAGAATAGGTGATGCTTTAATGTTTCCACTTACTAGGTCAGCTTTACAAACTAGTATAACAAAGTTTAATGTTTCTACACTAACAGAATTAATGGATAAAAACATTTATGACTTTGGTATATTTTTAGATCTTGAACCAGATGATGAAGAAAAAGCTAAGTTAGAGGAAAATATACAAATAGCTTTAAAAACTGGTGGTATTGATTTAGAAGACGCTATAGATATTAGAGAAGTTAAAAACTTAACTTTAGCTAACCAGTTGTTAAAACAACGTAGACAGCAAAAACAAGCCGCAGAGCAAGCTATGAAACTACAACAAATACAACAACAAGCTCAATCTCAAGCTGAAGCAGCTGAAAAACAAGCGTTAGCTGAAACTCAAAAACAACAAATACTTACAGAACAAAAAGTTCAATTTGAACAAGCTAGAGTACAATTTGATGTTGAAAAGTACAAACAAGAAGCTGAAGTTAAAATAATGATCATGAGTCAACAACACAAATTTGATTTAGAGTTAAAACAAATGGAAGTTGACGGTATGAAAACCAAAGAAAAAGAAATTGAAGATCGTAAAGACGAAAGAGTACGTATTGAAGGTACTCAACAATCTCAACTAATAGACCAAAGACAAAACGATTTATTACCAACAAGCTTTGAAACTAGCGCGACTGAGAAAGATCAGCCAACTTCTAGTGAAGAGCCTATGCCAATGCTCAATCCTTTTGGAATGGGTTAATTATTAATTATTATATTATATTATGTCAGAAAAAGAAGAAGTAAAAGAGGCTCCTGATGGAACTCTAGAACAAGGTGACTTTAAAATGAAAAAGAAACCTAAAAAATTAGTTAACACAGAACCTACAACTAAAGTAGATTTAACTAAAAAAGAAGAAAAAACAGAACAACCTGAAGAAACTAAAGAAGTTGTACAAGAAGTTGTAGAAGAAAAGGTTGAAGAAAAAGTAGAAGCTAAAGAAGAGCCGGTTAAAGAAGAAGAGTTTACTGTTATAAATGAAGTAGCAGAAGATGAAGTTCCTGTAGAAAAACCGGTTGTAAAAGCGCCTGAGCCAGTTGCTGAACAAATAGATTTACCTGAAAACGTAGAAAAACTTGTTGAGTTTATGAAAGAGACTGGTGGTACATTAGAAGATTATGCAAGACTAAGCAGAGACTATACTGATGTAGACGAAGATGTTTTACTTAGGGAATACTACAAACAGACTAAGCCTCATTTAGATAGAGAAGAAGTAGATTTTATATTAGAAGATAAATTTTACTTTGATCCTGAAGAAGCTGAGGAACGTGAGCAAAAGAAAAAGAAACTTGCTTACAAAGAAGAAATTGCAAAAGCCAAAAACTTTTTGGAGGAAACGAAAAAGAAGTACTACGACGAGATCAAGTTGAGACCGGGCGTTACTCAAGAACAACAAAAGGCAATGGACTTTTTCAATAGATATAACAAAGAACAAGAGGTAGCAAAGCAAAGTCATGAGAGCTTTAAAACTGCAACTAAAGATTATTTTACTAATGATTTCAAAGGTTTTGATTTCGAGGTTGGTGAAAAGAAATTTAGATACGGTGTTAAAGATGCTAATGAAGTTGCTGAGGCGCAATCTGATCTAACAACATTTATTAAGAAGTTCTTAAACGAAGATGGTACAGTTAATGATCCAGGTGCATACCACAAAGCTATATACGGAGCTAGAAACATCGACACTATTGCTTCTCATTTTTATGAGCAAGGCAAAAGTGACGCTGTAAAAGATATTACTGCTAAATCAAAGAACATAAGCAAAGATGCTAGAACTGAGGTTCCAGGTGATGTTTATTTAAATGGTTTTAAAGTAAGAGCTATTTCTGGTGATACAAGTTCTAAGTTAAAAATAAATAAAATAAAAAAATAACTTAAACTAAAATATAAAAATGGGATTTAAAGATAATTCTCCTGCTGGAGCATTTCCAGCATCAATCGTCCCTATGCCGAAACAACAAGCTGTGGTTGATAACTATATCAATTTTCACGACTCTAGTTTTTCGACTTGGACACAACAATATCTACCTGAGCTTTACGAAGCTGAAGTAGAAAGATACGGAAACAGAACTTTATCTGCTTTCTTGAGAATGGTAGGCGCTGAAATGCCTATGACATCTGATCAAGTAATTTGGTCTGAGCAGAATAGATTACACATTGCTTATGAAGGTGCTACAAGAGGAACTGGAGCTAGCAATGTTATAACTTTAGCTACTGGAGCAAATAACGCTGTAAGATTAAATCAAACTGTAGTTATAGCTGATGGCTTTACAACTGTAAAAGCTTTAGTAACCGCTGTTTCTGTAGCAAATAGAACTATTACTGCTTTACCTTATGAAGCTGCCGATTTAGGAGCTGCTGGATTAGGAACTGCTGGATTAAAACTATTTGTTTATGGTTCAGAGTTTGCGAAAGGAACTAGCCAAATGGTTGGATCTATTGAGCCTACTCCACAAACTTTTTCAAACAACCCAGTTATCATTAAAGATAAATTTGAAGTATCAGGTTCTGATGCTGCTCAAATTGGTTGGATTGAAGTCGCTACTGAAGACGGAACATCAGGATACATGTGGTATTTAAAAGCTGAGTCTGAAACAAGACTACGTTTTGAAGACTACTTAGAAATGACCTGTGTTGAAGGTGTAAAAGCTGCTACTAGTTCAGCTGTTGCTGATGCTACTTACGGTACTAGTTACGCTGATACTCAGTTTACTGATACTGTTGCTCCAATAGGTACTCAAGGTTTATTTGATGCTATTGAAACAAGAGGTAATGTATGGCAAAATTTTGCTGGTGCTGCTGCTCCTGGAGCTGGTGCATTAGGTGATTTTGATGCTATTCTTAAGCAACTTGACAAGCAAGGAGCTATTGAAGAAAACATGTTATTCTTAAACAGAGCTACTGCTTTGGATTTTGATGATATGATTGCTGCTATGGCTGGCGGAGGTTATGCTGGTACACAAGCTGCTTCTTATGGTTTATTTGACAATGAGTCAGAAATGGCACTTAACTTTGGTTTTTCAGGATTTAGAAGAGGTTCTTATGACTTCTACAAAACTGACTGGAAATACTTAAACGATGCTACTACTAGAGGCTTAACATCTGATATTGATGGTGTTATGGTTCCTGCTGGTACTACTACTGTTTATGATCAAATGTTAGGATCAAACATTAGACGTCCTTTCTTACACGTAAGATATAGAGCTTCTCAAACTGATGACAGACGATATAAAAACTGGATTACAGGTTCTGTAGGTGGTGCTTATACTTCTGCTCTTGATGCTATGGAAGTTCACTTCTTATCTGAAAGATGTTTAGTTACTCAAGCTGCGAATAACTTCGTATTGTTTAAGTCAACTATATAATTATTAACATTTAAAAGATAAAGAAAATGGGATATGTAAAATTAAAAAAAGCTGCTGGTGCATTTGATATACTATCAGCTGAAGGTGTTGCTACTGTTAAATTAGTAACTAGTACAACTCCTGATACTATAGATGTAACATACATAGGAAGTTCTTCACTCAATGTGACTATTACTCCTACTGCTGACTTTGTTCAAGCAGATGTTCAAGCTCTTAATAATGCTATTGGTTTAATTGGTGGTGGATCAGGAATGATCGATGCTGATTTATCAAAGACTGTTAGTGAGATAGGTTATGCCTAAACAATAATAAGATCCCGCTTCGGCGGGGTCTTTTTTAATTA